ATGCAAGCGGATCGTAAACGTATCGAGCTTCGTGCTTCACCTTCAGGCCTAACTGCATGGTGTGATGGTCAATGGCTTGGGTGGGCAGACGTAAACGGTACAGATATAACGATTAAGGTAAGCATGCAGCAGGTAGAAGCAGGCATTATTGAGCCTGATTGTGATGCGCTTGCAAGAGGACATATTCAAGCAATCTGATTGGTCGAAGCCCCCCCTAAATCTTAAAGACCCCCCTTGTTTTGCAGTACCCGCGTCCCCCCTTCATTTTCACTCAAACCAGTTTCACAAAGGGGGTACGGGTCTAAGGCGTTCATATGAAGATAAACCAGCCGCGTTACGCGCAAATTTTCCGCGAGAATGAAGAGCGGGCAGAGCTTGCATCCCTGATCTGGAAAGAAGTTATCGGTGCGTTGAAAGAAGCGGGAGCAATTACGATTGCCAACCTTGCCCGTGCTGATCGGTATGTTCGCGCTCGTGTTGAATATGAATGCCTGTACCCGACTGCGGCGGATGAGGGGCCGGTAACTGTTGGCCCAAACGGAGGCGACGTATTCAATTTTAACTGGTCTGCCTGTGAGAAGCTGAATGACCGCCTCCTAAGGCTTGAAAAGGCGATGTTCGGTGAAGCAGTTGCAAAAGAAACCAGCCAGAAAGAAAAAACAGGTGGTGCGCCAAGCGACGAGTTCCTTGGATCGCACAACGGATTACGCCAATAAAGTTATATCTGGTGAGATTATTGCCGGCAGGTTTGTACGCGCAGCATGTAAACGGCATGTAAATGATCTGAAACATGGTCATAAACGCGGATTGTATTTTGATATTGAACACGCAGAAAGAGCGTTCAGGTTTTTTCCTGCCATGTTTACGGTCAGTGCTGGTGCGAAGGTCGGAGAGCCATTCCATCTTTTAGATTGGATGGTTTTTGCAACGGGCTCACTCTTCGGTTGGCGTGACGCAGAAGGTCGCCGCCGGTTCCGCCATGCGTGGGTTGAAACGGGTAAGGGGCAGGCCAAGTCGCCGTGGATGGGTGCTGTTGGTCTTTATCTGATTGGGTACTGTGGCATTAAACGAGCAGAAGCATATGCAATTGCGAATGATCGTGATCAGGCAAAAGTACTGTTCTCCGATGCTGTGGCACTGTGCAGGTCTGAAATACCGCAACGTGATGGAGAGACATTAGAAAGCCGTGGGGACGTTCTTATTCGCGGCACCGGCGATAATGCGTGGAAAATCGAGCATCCGGCAACACAGTCTAAGTTTCTACCTGTGGCTTCAGGGGATAGTATTTCGGGGCCTAAGCCTATTGCTGTCTTTGCTGATGAAGTTCACGAGATGCGGACAAGTAAGGCAATTGAACTTTGGCGCGCTGCCATCGACAAAATGAGCGGTGATCCGCTCCTTATACTTGGAACGAATACACCGGCGGCCGATCAGGCGGTGGCTACAGACCTGTCAGAGTTCTATCAGCGTGTCGTTGAAGGTGTAATCGAGGATGACAGCGCATTCGCATACATCGCTCGCGTGGATCGCGAGGATAAGCCATTTGAGGATGAAAGCTGCTGGATAAAGGCGTTACCCGCTCTTGGTGTGACGTACCCGATTGAGAACGTTCGTAAGCGTGTTGAAACTGCAAAGCACATCGCAGCGCAGCGCCTTGCTACAGAGCGCCTGTTTTTCGGTATTCCTGTGGGTTCATCAGGCTTTTGGCTGGATGATGAAAGCGCATGGCGAGCCGTTCAGGGCAAGGTTATTGAAGACGATTTGAAGGGCATTCTTTGCTACTTGTCTCTCGATTTATCCCAGAAGAACGATTTGACCGCGCTTTCAGCCTGCTGGCGGGATGATGAGGACAGGCTATCTCTCAAAAGTTGGTACTGGACTACGAGAACAGGGCTGGAAGCGCGTGAAGCATCTGACCGGATACCTTACTCGGCCTATGAGCGTGATGGTTACGTGACGATCTGTGAGAGTGAAACGATTGATTACACTTTTGTCGCTCAGCAGGTGGCAAATCTGGTTGCATCGCAAAATGTGGATAGTCTGACGGTCGACCCAGCGTATGTGACCAGTTTTATTTCGGCCTGTGAGGAAATCAATCTTCCGGTGTGGCGGTACATGGGACCAGATAAGCCGGTCGGATCAGGCTTGAAGATCGTCACCCATGCGCAGGGCTTGAAGGTCGCATTCGAGGATAGGCAGCTCTGTATGCCTCATTCGATCAGTCGGTTCACAGACAAAATTCTGAAACAAGAAGTCATCATCGACGCAAACAAGATGACAGACGTTTGCGCGTCGAACGCTGTTTTGCGCTCCGATGGGATGGGAAACCAGATGTTCGACAAGAACCGCTCTCGTGGCCGCATCGATGGCATGGTGTCAAAAGCGATGGCTGTTGGAGCGTCAAAGACTGAGCGCAAAGGCAAACGCAGTTATATGGAAAGCGGAGTTTTGTTCACATGAACATTTGGCCTTTCTCCAAGAAAGATTACGACCTCAACGGCAACCGCTTCTATCAGGAATATGTTATTGAGAGAGAAATCACCGCATCAGAACGCCAACTGAAAGTCACAGCAGCTCTCGCGGCTGGGCTGCGAATTGCTGAAGGTGTCGCTGCGATGCCGATTATTACTGGCACAAAGCGCTATGATGAAAAGGGGCGTAAGATCACTGCGCCAGTAATGGATGGCGATCTGTTTGAACGCCTGACCATTAGCCCGAACGATTATATGACACCTGTTGAATTCGTGGAGAGCCTGACCTTACACGCAGTCTTCGAAGGCGTTGGGCGCGCCTACATTGATCGTGGCTATAAAGGAAAGATACGACGCCTTATCCCGCTTTTGGATGGTAATGTTACACCAAGAAAAGACAGTGAAACGGGCAGAGTATTTTACTCCGGTACAATTCCGGGCATTGGTTCGGTTTCAGATCTGACCAGAAGAGACTTCATTGAAATTACGGCCCCTCGTTGGAGTGACATTGAGGGGCTTGATGTAACAAGCGAAATCCAAAAGGTCTTAAGCCTTGCGCTCACATTGGAAGGGCGGCAGACGGAAGATGGCGCGAAGAAGTCTGTTCGCGGGTATCTTTCAACGGATCAGCAACTGTCACCTGAAGCTGCAAAGCTCGTCAAAGAAGCGTTGGCGGACAAATTGCCCGGAACGCCAATTTTTGACAGTGGCACGACTTATAGAAGCATCGTTCCGACACAGGCAGAAATGCAATTGCTTGAAACGCGCCGTTTCCTGATTGAGGAAGTTGCCCGGGCTTACGGTATTCACCCGATTTTCCTTGCTCATGATGCAGCAGGCCAATCCCTGACACGCATTGCAGATGCGATGGATTATCACGTCACGGTTACGCTTGCACCATGGGCGCGCCGGTGGGAGCAGGCGATTGCTTTCTCCATGCTGAAAGCTGACCAGTTCGTGAATATGGACGAAAACCAATATTACCGCGGTGATCTGAAAACGCAGGGTGAATACGGCTCGAAAGCGCTCGGCAACAACGCTGCTTGGGAAACCCCGAATGATATTCGTGCCCGTACTGGCCAGAATCCGATTGAAGGCGGGGATGAGCTGCCGCGCGCCGTACCTGCAAAAGAGGTAAAAGATGGAGCTTGAAACAAAATTTGCTGCGATTGAAACCGAAGCAGTTACTGAAACCGGACTTATTTCCGGTTATGCATCCCGTTTCAATATTGAGGATCAGGGCGGGGATATAGTGACCGCAGGCGCTTATCTTAAAAGCTTATCAGTGCGCCACCCGCTGATGTTCTGGAGCCATAATATTGATCAACCAATCGGGAAATGGCTCAAGGTTGAAGAAGATACAACTGGCCTTCGGGTTGAGGGGCAACTTGCTCTTTCAACAGTGAAGGGGCGTGAGACGTATGATCTGTTGAAGATGGGGGCATTGAAAGGCCTGTCTATTGGTTACCGAACCCTGAAATCAGAATTGCAAGGCACTGCGCGCCTTCTGAAAGAGGTTGCGCTTTATGAGATTTCAGTAACGCCACTTCCGATGCAGGAGGAGGCCGGAATTGATGCAATCAAGAATATTGGTGAATTGATTTCAGCCGCGAAATCCAACGGAGATTTTACACCACTTAAACGTGCAGTGGAAAGCGCCATGCGTGATGCTGGTTTCCCTGCATGGTTAGCAAAAGCGCAGGCTGCGCTTGCGCCACAAATCCTGAGCGATGGACAGCGTGACGCGTCCGCTTCGGAGACCGCGAGGCTGATTAAAGACAGCTTCAAACTCTGATTGTCCATCTTTAGGAGAATACACATGGACTTGGAAATTAAAGAAGCGCTCGATAGTGCAAAGACCACACTCAACGAAGTTAAAAAGGCGCAGGCTGACCTGTCTGAACAGTTGGCTGTTCTGGAAGAAAAGAAGGCATCCGGCGAGGATGTCACTGATATCAAGTCTCGCATTGAGGATAGCCGTAACGAGCTAACCGAACTCGGCGAGGCTGTCACTGATCTGACCAAAAAAATGTCAGCTGGTCGTCAGGAAGAAAAGTCCCTCGGTCGCATTATTGCGGAGCAGAAAAACTTCAAAGACCGCATTCTTGGCCGTGAAACTGTCGAAGTAAAGGATATTACATCTGCTTCATTCGGCACGATCACATTGCCTGCCGGCGCGCGTCGGGGAAACCGTGGTATGATTGCTCCGGTTAATCAGGCGCTGTTTTTGCGTGATATTATTCCATCTGCATCAACTTCTGCGGCTGTGATCGAATATCTGCAGGAAAGCGGCTACACAAACGCAGCCGCAACGGTTGCCGCCGGTGCGCAGAAACCACAGTCCGAACTCACCTTTGCAGCTAAACAGGCCGCTATGGTGAAGATGGCGCATTTCTTCCGCATTAACGAAGAAACGCTGGATGATGTTGACGGACTGGAAGCTTACATCAATCAGCGTGGGCTGTACGGCCTGCTCCTGAAAGAAGAAGCCGAAGTGCTGAATGGCACCGGTGCGGCGAACCGTGTTGACGGTTTGATTAAAAACTCGACCGCTTACAATAACGCCCTTATTCCAGGTACAACACCAGAGAACGCAATGGATGATATTCGCGTTGCCATTGCGCAGGTTGCTGATGCTGATCTGATTGCCTCAGCGGTGGTCATGAATCATCTGGACGCTGCAGCACTTGATCTGGCGAAGGACAAGGACGGTCGCTATTTGCACCCTGCCTTTGCAGGGAATACGGCTTGGGGATTGCCTGTCGTCCGCACTAAAGGCCTGCCGCAAGGCAAGTTCATTGTTGGTGGCTTTGTCGGCAATACACTGCTCTGGCAGCGTAAAGGTATTGAAATCCGCCGTTCAACCGAAGACCGCGATAACTTTGTCACCAACAAGGTCACCATACTGCTTGAAGAGCGCATTCAGCTTGAAACGTTGCGTCCTGAAGGCATTGTGCATGGTGATCTGACTGTGGCTCCTGCTGGTACTGGTGGCTAAGCTTAAAGGGGCGCATCAAGCGCCCCTTTCTCTTGTAAGTGAGGCCACTATGAAAATTGAACAATCCGGCGAACCTGTGGGTGAAGTTGTTTCTTTGGATCTGGTGAAACAACATTGCCGCATTCGGCACAACGATGATGATGACTTGATCGGGCATTACATCAACTCAGCCGTTGAGTGGGTGAAGGATGCTTGTCAGACTACACTTCTGAAAACGGAATTTACTGCTACAGGGAAAAGCTTTCATCTATCTTTTGATGGTTATCCAAATCCTGAAATCGTTTCTATCGCTTACGTGGATATGTTAGGCGCAACCGGTACAATCACAGAATTTGAAATCTGCGATAATCGATTGGTCGTAGAAAATGCGCCACAAGTTTCGAGCGTAACGGTCGTATTCAAAGCAGGTCTTGGCGCCGGGAATGTGCCGGCCAAACTAGCACAAGCAGTGTTGATGTTGGCGGCCAGTTTTTACCTGCAACGCTCCGACATCACGGGAGATCTTACAAACAGCGTGCCTTACGGCGTGAAGGCGATGGTTGCGCATCACAGAAGTTTTGCATTTTGACCCGTGAGGCTTTTTACTTATCCCTCACTTTTGAAATTCTCTTAAGATACAAAGATGATTAATAATGCTGTGTGGGGAAGTAGATGGAAAAAGTTTTAAGTGGGTCTGATATTTTTAATTTGCCTTGGGCAACTCTTGTGACATTCGCATGTGGGTATATTGGGTATTTTATTTCACACGTAGGATTGCGAGATCATCATAAGCAAATTGATGTTGCTTTTGGGACTTTGGTTTTTGGGTTTGTCGCAGCGTTTGGTTATACGCTACTGCGAAAACATGAATTCGGTTTACAACTATCTTCGCTTTTTGCGGTATTAGTCGCATGTTCGTCAGGCGCATTTTGGAGACTAGTCGGGCGGCGATTATTCTATAAGGCGCTGCATGTGGGCAATGTAAGTCATGCTGATGATGTGCCGACAGCATGGTTGTCCTTATTTGGGGTAACAAACGTAAAAGCAACACAGCTATCGGTTCGATTGAAAGATGGAACGATATTGCTTTGTGAGGATTTACATAAGTTTTCTCAGAAACCTAATGGTCCGTTCGCATTCTGGGCGTCCGGTGACATTCTCATGTATGTTACCGACATTAAGAATACAGATGGCAAATGGGAAACTGAAGATGATGTCGATTATGACGGCTGGGGAGCCGCCATAACTTATATTCCTGTGTCTGAAATTGCCCGTGTAAGATTTAGACGAAAGTAAATTATTTTTTAGGCGGCGGTGGAACATCAATTTGTTGGGTCGGAGCGGTGTAATTCCCCTCAACACCGCTGCCCCCGCCTGATGGGACGGTTTTTGGTGAGTAACTTTTATGCTCAATATTATTATTTTGATTATTACTCATGTTTGATTCCTTTAAATTTTAATTAAGCCATCCAAGCTGACTCTCCTTGAATAGTCTAGCCGTTAAACCTCATCATAAATTACTATAAGACAGGTGTTCTGATGATCGACGCAGGGCAGATGGATTACTCTGTCGCATTCGATGCGCCTTCCAAGATACCGGATGGTCATGGCGGTACTGAAAATGGCTGGACTGCTGATAATGTTGCTGTGAAGGAATACGCTGCATTTCGCTTTCTACGTGGTGGCGAAACGGTTCAGGCTGCTCGCTTACAGGGTAAGCAGCCGGTCGTTGTTACGGTTTACAGCAATTCGGTTACACGCCAGATTACTACAGCCTGGCGTATGCGTGACGTTCGTGCCGGTGCATATGATGCCAAAGGCAATTGGCGCGGCGATGTTTATAATATCCGCTCTATTGTTCCAACAAATGACCGGCAATTTCTAGAAATTACTGCTGAAAAGGGCGTGGCGCTTTGAGTGTTTCTGTCAGCTTGCAAGATGTGATTTTGAACAAGCTACAAGCTGATCAAGCTATCGTGGCGTTGGTTGGTTCCCGCATTTATGACGGTGTGCCAGAGAATGCAGAGTTTCCCTATATCAGCTTTGGGGCGACGGATTATTCGCCTGATGATGCGGATTGTATTGCTGGTCGCCACGAGACAATTCAGCTTGATTGCTGGTCACGTGATCAAGGGAGAAAATGGCCGTGTAAAGCATTGGCGGATGCGGTCAAGAAAGCGCTCCACGATATTGATGCTGATATGAGCAATGGGGCTTTAGTTTCAATGACCGTGACTTTGGTTCGAGTGATTGATGATCCTGACGGCATCACGGCTCACGGCATTGTTCAAGTAACTGCAATTATAGAGGATGAATAATGGCGCGCGTTCGATTTACCGAAGATTACGATTATAAGCCCACAAAACAAACGACTGTAGCTTACAAGGCCGGTATTGAAATGACCGTGAAGCAAGAATGTGCAGATCGGGCGATTGCTGCGGGCAAGGCTGTATCATTAGATAATACAAAACAATCAGTGAAGGCCGCGGAACAGGTTGCAGAATAATGGCGACTGCTTCCCGTATTATCGGACTTGTCAAACTTCAGCGGAAGATTGGCCGATTATCGAAAGTTGCTAAACAGGAAATCAAGCAGGCTCTTGAGCAGTCAGCCGAAGAAATAGTCAGTCTGGCGAAAAGTCTTGTTCCTGTGGATCAGGGTGCTTTACGTGACAGTATTGGCTGGACATGGGGCAAGGTTCCCAAAGGGGCGATGACCATTGGTAAGGTTGCTGAGGCAAGTCTTGCCGGTGAACTGACCATCACCATTTATGCAGGCAATAGCGATGCCTTTTATGCGCGTTGGGTAGAATTCGGTACGCAGAAAATGGGCGCTCAGCCATATTTCTATCCGTCTTACCGAGCGAACAAGAAAAGCACCCGAAACCGTATCAGAAGTTCTGTGAGACAAGCGGCCAAGCAGGTCGCTTCGTCCTGATCCAGTGAAAATTTGATTATTCATCTCCTGCCTGTCCGGCGGGATTTTTTGTGCTGCCATTATAGGAGAAATCATCATGGCGCAGGCTACAACGATCAAAGGCGGCAAGTTCCGCGTCCTGATTGGTAACGATGCAACACCGGCTGTGTTTACTGCTCCGTGCGGTTTCACGCAGCGCTCAATCACACTGAATAAGGGACTGGAAGAAGTTCAGGTTCCTGATTGTGACGACCCTGACAAAGTGGATTGGATGGGGCGCGATGCCACTAGCCTATCCATGAGTGTGAACGGAGAAGGGGTTCTTGCCGCAGAAAGCGTTGAGAAATGGTTGGATGCATTTGACAGCATCGACTCTGTACCGGTGAAGGTTGAATGGGAATTCCCACTCAAGACTGTGACATGGACAGGCGCGATGCATATTGAAAGTCTTGAGGCTGGCGCTACCAACGGCCAGCGCGCAACACTCAATGTTTCAATGCAGTCTGATGGCGAAATGAAACGCGTGGTCACACCAGTATGAGCAGGGATGCATCTGTTGAACTCACATGGGCGGATGGGACTTATACCTTTCGCCTTGGGTGGGGTGAGATCGAAGCACTGCAAGAAGCTTGCGATGCAGGGCCGTGGGTTATCCTTGAGCGATTGGCGAATAAGACCTGCCTGATCGGAGAGATTGCCCATGTTATCCGGCAAGGTCTGATTGGCGGTGGTATGGTTCCGACTGATGCCACCAAGCTTGTTCAGCGGTATGTTGAACAGCGGCCAGCTTCTGAAAATCTGATTTATGCGATGAGTATATTGCAGATCGGGCTTCACGGATCACCGGAAGAACCAGTGGGGGAGCAGGAGGCGGCAGATCAGGAGGAGAGCAACTTGACAGCCTCCCCAACGGGAAAATCCGATTTGCCGCCATCTACGGAAACGGTGCAGCTTTAGGATATTCGCCGCAGCAAGTGCGGCGCATGTCTATGTGGCAGTTTATGGCCTCTCTTGACGGTTATATCGCCGCCAATACACCGGAAAACGACAAAGGCCTGACAGAAAAAGAAAAGAATGAGCTGTTCGAATGGCTATAATTGGCCGCGCATACAGCCGTATTAATCCGTGTGTATCTCCCTGCCAACAATCACCATAACAAGACCGATGAGTGTTAGCGTTGCAAGAATTGTTAGCAGCAGAGGCGATGGTGTGTGAATTTGGATTGCTCCACTCATTTCAGTGAGCCTTCTTTGAAATGCAGCTTCACCCTCTGACAGATTAGGCGGAGTAGATAACCAAACGGCTATTGGTGTTGGTAGTATGAATAAAGCAGCGCCAATCCAGCCAGACGCTGTTAGCCTATACCTTTGAATGCTCATTAGCCCCCTCCATTTTCATGCTCGCTTATGCGGGCTTTTTTCTTATCAGGATACAGAACTGAATGGCAACAGATCTTGAAAAGCTCGTTGTGCAGCTTTCTGCTGACATTAGAGGTTTTGACCGTGAGCTTGCCAAAATGAACGGCATCTCTAACCGTCAATTCCGCGCTGTAGAAAACCGCGCGCGTCAGATGAATAAAAATCTTGATGCAATTTTTGCACGGTCTTTTAGCGGCTTGACTGCCCCATTGACTGGAATTGGCGCCGCGCTGTCTGTACGTGAAGTGGCGCGATATGCAGATGCATGGACAGTGGCGGGGAATAAGCTTGCAGCTGCGGGTCAGGTGGCTAGTATGCAGGCCAGATCGCTTGAAGACCTGAACAAGATTGCCAATGATACTCGGAGCGGCATTTCTGAAACGGCTGATCTTTATGCCAAGCTTATGCGTTCGACAAAGGGCGTCGCACAATCTGAGATGGAAGTTGCCAGAGCAACCGAGATTGTGAACAAGGCATTCAAGGCTGGTGGCGCTGCGGCATCTGAGCAGGCGGCAGGTATCTTGCAGTTAGGGCAGGGGCTTGGTTCCGGCATGCTGCAAGGGGATGAACTACGGTCGGTGCGTGAAAATGCGCCAATGCTGGCACAGGCGATTGCGGATTATTTTAAAGTCAGCATCGCTGGTCTAAAAGACCTTGGTGCCGAGGGTAAGTTGACCTCGGATAAAGTTTTCAAAGCCATACTTGCAGCGCAGCCGCAAATTGAGGCCGCATTTAATAAAACGAACTCAACGATCTCAGACGGTTTGACCAAGGTCAACAATGCGATGACCCAATATGTTGGTGAAACCGACAAGGGTCTTGGTGCGTCTCAGCGGTTGATTGCCGGTTTGAACGCGCTAGCGGATAATTTTGATACAACGGCTGATATTGTTTTGAAACTTGCCGCAATCATTGCCGGTGCATTGGTTGGTCGCTCTATTGTATCTATGGTGCGTGGTCTTGGCTTGGCGACAAGTGCAACTTTGTCTTTGATAGCTGCATTACGTACAGCATCGAGCCTTTCAGGGCTGGCTACAGCATTTGGTGGTATAGGTGCTGCAGCAGGACCGTTGGGTATGATTATCGGCGGAACTGTTGTCGGTGCGCTTGCATTATTTTCAACGAGTTCAGGCCGTGCAGGTGATGGCGCAGATTTATTTGCACAGCGTCTGAAGCGGATGGGCGAGGAAGCCGAAACTGCGGGCAATAAGGTTGAAGAGGCTCGACGTAAAACTAATGGGGAGGATTTATTCCTTCGAGAAAAAGAAATAGAGGCTTCAACCAAAGCTGTTGAAGATGCTCGACAGGCTGTTGATAATCTTTTTGAGGCTTGGATACCTGTACAGTCAATGAGCCTTGTGACTGATGAGCAGCGTGAGGAGCTTAAGCGCCTTAAAGATGGATTGGATGACGGATCGTTATCCGCTGAGGATGCGAAAAGCGCGATATTTGATATGGCGCGTGCCGATTACAATTTTGAGGAGGCCGCAAATCAGTTCCAGCCAGTACTTGATATGCTTGCAAACGTTATCGCAGGCTCACAGCAGGCGAGAGCTGAATTTGCCGCATTGTCAGGCATGAGTGCTATGAAAGAAGGGCGTTCTGAACGATCTGCCCTCGATCCTTATATTAAGGCACGTTCTGCCGGTAACGACTACATCAAAGACGCTCAACGCCGGAACACCCTGACCAAAGATCAGCTTGCACTTGAAAATGAAATTGCTGCAATCCGCAAAAAATCTGTTGAGGATGGTTTTATCCTTACAGATCAGCAGATCAAGGCGCAGGCACAGGCTAATCTTGCCGCAGATGCAAGGCGTTCTGCGGAAGGTAAAAAGCCTCGTAAAGAGCGTAAAACACCGGAGCAGGACTTCTCGGAAGATTTGCAATCAATCGCTGATCGTACTGCCGCTCTGATTGCTGAAACGGAAGCGCAGCGACAGATTAACCCTCTTATTGATGACTACGGCTACGCCATTGAAAAAGCACGGGTTACGCAAGAGCTTTTAAATGCTGCGCAAAAGGCTGGTGTAGCGATTACACCTCAATTGCGCTCTGAGATTGCAGCAACTGCTGAGCAGTTTGCATTAGCCACTCAGGAAGCCGGTAAGCTAGCGCAGGCTCAGGATGATATTCGTTCCAGCCTTGAGGATTGGCGAAGTGTCGGGAAGGATGCCACAGGCGGCGTTCTGAATGATTTTATTGCTGGTAAATCAGCGGCAGAAGCATTTGCCGATGCTTTGAATAAGGTCTTGGATAAACTGCTGGAAATGTCTCTTAATGGCATTTTTGGACAGTCCGGTGGCAGTAATTGGTTCTCATCTCTGTTTGGTAGTATCGTCGGTCGGAAGAATGGTGGCGTTGTTTATGCCGCTACCGGCGGTCTCTTGCGTGGTGCTGGTGGACCCAGATCGGATAGTATTCCGGCAATGCTTTCTAATGGTGAGTATGTCGTCAATGCAGCGGCAACTAAGCAATTCAGGCCCATCTTAGAGGCTATAAACAGCGGGCGTGGTTTACGTTTGAATGATGGTGGCATGGCTACATTGAAAGCTCCGACAATGCCGATCTTGAAGGCTGCTGGCACCAAGAGTAACGATGTCGGTTCAACGAAAATCGATGTTGGTGTCAGTGTCGATCAAAATGGCAATCTGCAGGCCTATGTAAAGAACATTGCGCAAACAACGACACAAAACGGCATTAGATCATACGATAAAAGCGGGGCTGCGCGGCTAAGGCGTGATAGCCGTGAGGCAAATCGCAGGGGATTGGTATGATTGATCTTATCTCGTCTGTGCGGTTTAAGGCCTCATATCCGCAGCTTAAACGGTTCGTTTCATCATCAAAATATGGGGGCAGGGCAATATCATTTGTTGAGTATGCCGATCCTGTCCGGATTATTGATATGGAAACGCTGCCTTTGCGTGTGCGGGAGGTAGTGCAACTTCAGGCGTTTATCGCAGCTGCCCGTGATGGCATGGAAACAGTGATTTATCGCCCTACTGCAGTCTGTGTACCGCAAGCATATTGGGGGGATGCAAATCATCCGCATATTGTCGGCACGGCTGTTCGTGGCACTGTCACCAATGGCCGCACCGTACAGCTGACCGGTGTGATGCCGGGTCTAAAATTACTGGCCGGTGATCTGATTTCTTTCACTCACAACAATTACCGGCAAATGTCGCAGATTGTTATCGGTGCGACTGCTGTCAGTACGCAAATGTCCGTGACCGTGGATCAGCCGATTGCGGCCTATATTGCGGCAGGAGCAACAGTTCGCTTCAAGCGTCCGGAACTGAATACCCGGCTTATGCCTGGCTCATTTCAGCTTCCAAATGGTTCGCGTCCAGTTGCTACTTTTCAACTCGTAGAGGTTCCAAGATGAATAATGATCTACAGAAAGTCATACAAAATAAGGCGGAAAAATATCCGCCTTATTTTGTCAATATTGATGAAGTGCTGGTAAGTCGTATCCCTATCTTTGACCCATATAAAGATAACTACGACACCTTCATTAAGCAAATTTCCCCTCAACCATTTGATTGATCGTGGCAGCTACTTTTTTCATTTCCCCAGCAGGCATGGCAATTACGAACATTGCTTTACCGAACATAATTTGAAGTCGCGGTTCACCGCTTTCCTTGTGAAAAACAACGCCTGCCCCAGTTGGGTAAAGAATAGCTCCACCCTCTGGGGTAATGTCTCCGCTCATTTCTGCCTGTTGTGACATGCCAGCAAGAATTTGCGAAATGAATGCACTTACAATGGCAGATTGAAGAGTTTCCGTTTTCCCATCAATGCTGATTTCTACATTGCCGTTTGGTAATGCTTTATTGTCGATCATCTTTCAATATTCCCTCGCTTGTTAACTCTTACAAGAGACCTGACTCGTTCGGGAGTGTCCAGTTATTGCCATTGGAGAAAAAATGGCTTTTCCTACACGATTACAGCAGTTGCTGGCTGAGGGGCGGGTGATAGTCCGCTCTATGGGTGATTTCAGATTTGGTACCGGAACATGGTATATGTGGAACGGTGTTGCGGAGCTGCAATGGGGCGGGAATACCTATATCCCAAACCAGCTGATTGCCATTGAAGAGCCGCCGTTTCAGATGGGGGCAGAGGCTTTGCCTATTGTGATTACCATGCCGACAGCATCGGATTTTGGTATCACTCCGGATATTCTGGCTCAGATTGAAAGTGTGGATTACAAAGGCCGTACGGTTATTTTGTATGATGCTTATTTTGATCCTGATACACATGAGCTTCTGCTTGTTGAGCCTATGCATCGTGGTTTTATCGATACGATTGACCATTCCTTCGATAATGGTGAGTTTGTGCTCAAGGCAAATATCGAAACCTCGGCTCTGGAAAACCACAGAGACGGATATCGCTCTGCATCCCATGCGGATCAGCAGTTGGTTTCTGCCGGTGATAAATTCTTTGAATATGCATCTGTCATCAAGCGTGAAAACTTCTTCATAACGGTGCCTTAAAAATCATGAGACATTCCGATTGGGAAAAGCGCTTTGTGGCTGTCACAGAGCGTCACCTCAACACGCCTTGTGTTTGGGGAAAGAGCGATTGTTTGCTGACGGTTGCCGATGCTGTTGAGGCAATCACCGGCACCGATCCGGCAGCGGATATCCGCGGAAAATATCGCAGCATGACCGGTGCATATAAACTCATCAAAGCGCGTGGCTTTTCCGATGTTGCATCGGTTCTGGCGGGGCAGTTTGAGGAAATTGCACCCGCCTTGGCACAGCGCGGCGATATCGGAGTGTATGAGAAAACTGCCGGATATTTTTGTGAGTATGGCTTCGCTGTCAAAGGCGATGATGGCTTGCGCTTCATCCCGCGCACTATGGCTGAAAGAGCTTTCAAGGTAGCCTGATGAAAATCCTGTTATTGCTGGTCTTTGTGCTGTTGGCTTCACCGGCCTCTGCAGAGCCGATATCGCTTATTGTCGGTGCTATTGGTGCAGCTGGTTCGTGGCTGTTCGGCGGTACAGTTCTGGCCAATATTGTTTTGGGTGGGCTGGCAGCTGCTGCCAAATTTGCACTGACCTCAATCTTTGCCAAAAAGCCGAAGGCTCAAGCCTCTAAAACTGAGACGCAATATGGTGAAAACCTCGCCCGTGAAATCGGCATGGGTGTTTTTGGTACCATGGGGCATCACGTCTACCGCAATGCTTTCGAAGAAGGCAACCGCATGGTGCAGGACGTGTTTAAGGTTTCAGATTTTCGCTGTGTCAGCCTTGAACGTGTGATGATGGACGGGAAATGGAAGGCCATTTCTTCAGTTGAGGAAGAGTTTGGCCGGCGTGTGCTGGATGTTCATGAAGGTGGTGAAGTTTGGGTGCGTTTTTATAATGGCGCCATGGCGCAAGCTGCCGATCCGCAGCTTATTGGTTATTCCAATCCTTCAGGCCGCTGGACTGCTGATCATCGTGGTGCTGGCGTTTCCTATGTGGCTGTTACCTCGCGAATGGATCAGGATAACCTGACCGCCCCGCCTAGCCTGTTGTTTGAGGTGCGCGGTGCGCCGCTTTATGACCCACGCAAGGATAGCTCTGTTGGTGGCTCCGGTGCGCATCGGTGGAATGATCAGAACACATGGGAGTTTTCCGATAACCCTGCTGTTATGATGTATAATCTTGAACGTGGTTTGTTCAATGGCACTGAGATGATGGTGGGGCGTGGTGCGTCCGCAGACCGTTTGCCGCTTTCCGAGTGGTTTACTGCTATGAATATCTGCGCTGAGGGCATGCCAGACGGTAGCAAACGCTACACAGCTGCCTTGATTGCTTCATCCGGTGATGCAATTACCCATGACAGCAATATGACCCCGCTGCGCGAAGCTTGTGCCGCATCGTGGGTTGAGGCGGTCATGGGTGAATATCCGATAATCGGTGCCAATCAGGCTGTTGTTGCCACAATTACAGATGATGATATCAATCTGGAAAAGCCATTTAAGCTGTCCTTGTCACGTCCGCGTTCCGAATTGGTGAACACGATTGCCGGTACATATGTCAGTCCTGAGGCATTCTATGAAACGACACCTTTGCAGACACGAATTGACCAGAATGCTTTGGCTCAGGATCGTGAACGCTTTGCATCCAAGGTTGATTATACCGCTGTGACTGACCCACGTGTTGGTGATCGTCTGGCAGATATTGCGATCCGTGCATCGCGCTATCAGGCCAGTGCATCAATCTGTGTGCATCCTAAATTTTTGGAACTGAAGGTTGGCCAGTGGGTCACATGGCAGTCCGGTCGGTACAATTTCAGCAAGACGTTTCAGGTTCTTACAAAATCGCTTGGTGCATTGGGTGCTGATGGCACACGCGATATAACGCTGGCGCTGCAAGAAGTTGGCAACGGCATTTTTGACCCGACTGCTTACACCACCAATCCGCCTGTGCCGACACCCGCAGGTGATCCGGTTTATCTTTTAGAAGTGCAGCATCCGCAATATTTTGCGAATATTGTTGTTGGTTCTGCCGGTGAAGAGCATGCGGGTATTCGCATCTCATGGGATGAAATCAAAGATCTGACTGTGACTGGCGTTGATATTCAGTATTGGCCGGATACTGACGCGACACAGATATTCGATAAGCAGGTCAACCGCGATGTTTCTACCGTGCAGCTAACCGATGGCCTGACCAGTCTGACAGAATGGTGGGTGCGCACTCGTTTGCGTGTCGCCTCCGGCACTCGAGCGGTGGCGTGGACTGTGCCTGTACGTGTTCTCACGTTGGATGCGCGTAGTGAGCAAGACCCTGTTGATTATGATGGTCTGGAAAAAGACATGCAGGGACTGTTGAATTGGGTCACAGGTCAAACCCGTGAGTTGATCAGGCAGGCCGAAGAGCAGGCAACACTGACAGCGGATAATCACAACAGCATTTATTCCAATATTCAAACGCTAAGCCGTACACTGAGTAGTACGTTTGGAAATGCAAAGGCACAGTGGCGCGAAGATATTTACACGGCAACAGGACCTAACAGTGCAATCGGTCAGCAGTTGGTGCAGATCAATGTATCATTGAGCGATAAAGCCGATACCAGTATTGTTAATCTGCTGCGGGCTCGTGTTGACGGTGTTGATGAAGACATAACTGCGATCACTAATGCTTTGTTGCAAGTTAACGCGGCTGTTGGCGGTGATGTGTCTGAGGGTACCTTCCGTATGGAAGCTATTGCCGGTAGCGGCGGAACCAGCATGCGTATTTCTGCTTTCGCTCGTGTTGGGGCGGGTGAGTCATGGCGGCGCGCAGGCTGGTTCGTCAATGTCACCAAGGATTTTGGCCAGTTTATGGTCTTTGCTGACCAGTTTGCCGTAGTTGATCCAAGTGACCCCGATAATATGACATTCCCGTTCGTGGTGAGGGATCGCCAAGTTTATATTGAACGCGCTCGTATTGGCCAGGTTTTCTTTGATCAGCTCACTTCCAATAACGGCAGGCTGGTTATCACTGGTTTCGGGGATCGTGCCGAAATCCGGATGTATACGTGAGGGCAGATGGCACAGTTCTTTATGGGCTATAAGCCGGGTGTTGGTCAGGTTCTCAAAGTTCTGAAATACAATGATGATGATGCGCTGACATTGGCGAACACGGCCTATGATCGGTATCTCTTCAACAGTGAGACACAGAAGCTGGCTTATATCCGAGATCAATGGACAGCATCATTCAATTATCACAACCTTTCTAATGGTCAGGTGAACGATTATGAAGGTACAAGCTCTACAGGAAAATATGCTGCCTATACCATAAAATATGGAGGCAGTATCCATCTTACCAATACGAATATTTATGCTCGCTATAATAATATCTTCAAAGATATTTCTTATGTACCAATGGTGGAAGCGCGGATATTCGAACCTGATGGACGGGTGTATTGTGCGCAACGTGTTCTTCACTGGATATCAGACAGCTTAAATAACGAAAGTGCCGTAATTGGCACCTCTCAATTTGGTTCTGCGTGGTTTAAGCCTTCGATGTATGGCGGTACAGGTGATTGGATACGTAGAACGAATAATTCTCTATCTTATATGGGCCTAGACAGCTGGTTATGCTGGATTGGTGGCGCGCCAGCGCCTAACGATGCTAACCGACCCGGAGTTATTGCTACAAACAGTGATGGACCTGTAGAGAAAAAAGTTATTGTTGCTTATTGGGATTTGCCTGCTGACAGCAGCCCGATGACAACTTACCCTCATGTGCAGGGGCTGGAAGCTCTGAGATGGAACAGGCAGGAGTTCATCCTTTCCCGCCCTGGTTATTCGGTTGACAGTTCTGCTGGTACGCGGCACAGGATCATTGATAGCAGTCTCAATCTCGCTTCAATCATCATGGCGGGGGAGACAACAACCATTGGTACTGGCGGATCGGTTGTGCTGCCGGTGCCATATGGGTTTAAGCTTTCGCCTGATGCGATTGTTGATATGATGATCCGGCTGCAAGGTCAGCCGCAATATATTCCGCCTCATATGTTGGGCGGATATGTCCGCAACAATTACATTAATGTTTCCTACAAAGTGCATGAGCAAAGTGTTGAAATTTTCAATGAAAGCTCAGAGCCGGTCATTGTTACCTATATGGTCTCTAATATTGATTTTTCTGCGCGTTCAACAGGTGGCAGGGAAATCCTATATAAGGGGCATGACGGCCAGCAATATTTCATCCAGATCAAAAAGCCCGGAACTTCTGATCCTGCATCCCGCGCCAATGATGTGATGATGGATAGTCGCCTGCCGATGATCCAGATTGTGAAAGAGGGGTATATCCCTTTTGATCAGTTTTCATCAGGTGCGGCAGAAAATACCATGCTGTTTGGTGCACAAGCTCATGAACTAAACTTTGAGAATAATGGGTTTATTCCTTTCCTGAAATACAGTCTCGTATTCTCTGACCGGATCATGCCGCCTGCGATGGCAATTTATTACAGCTACACATCAAGTGGCGGTCCTCAATATGGCCCACCCAGCAATCATTCATCACTTGCCCGTCTGGAAAATAACAAGGTCAAATTTTGGATGAACAAAGGCGCATGGTCAGCAAAATTCTGGTCAAACAGCTCTGGTTCTGAGCGCACCGACTATTACGGTGATCCGCTTGGTATTCGTTATTACGTTCTCGGAATAGCGCGACCTTAAGCTAAAGATCTCACCCTAATCTCTGATCTTCAATGCCTCTTGCATATGCGAGGGAAGGAATAAATATGGCTGTTTTATCTGATTATCTATCTGGAACGATAACTGTCACCAAGGGCTCAACTGCATTTACCGGCACAGGCACTGCATGGCGCGTGGCAGGTTTCCGCGAAGGGGATACAGTACAGTTACAGGGATTTACTGCGGTAATCGCGGGAACGTCTGCTGTTGATCCGCTGATTAAGAGTAATAACACTGGTAATTTCACAGAACCGTGGGCTGGCGCCAGTGGCACGTTCGCTTATCGCATGCGCTACTTGCCAGATGGTGCGCGGGTTACCGCTCAGACCAGAGCACTGATTGATAAGCTCGGTAATGGCAACATTGATGCTTTTGCAGGTTTGAACAGTGTAGCGGATAAGGTGCCTTTTTTTAGCGGTACCGGCACGATGGATGTCTCAACGCTTACAGAGTTCGCCCGTACACTCCTTGCAGGCGATGACGCTAATGCAGTCTACACGGCTTTAGGGGTTATACCTGAAAACCAGCTACCCAATAGATTGAAGGCGACAGGTTCATACGTTTCAGATTTGAATGAATTCAAACAAAACGGGTGGATGGCTGCTGGATCGAACACAGCAAACAAGCCTACAAGCATAAATGGTTATGTTCAGGGGTACTTTGAAGGTGGCGGTGCATGGGGCGTTCAGGTATTTTATGAAGGGCGAACTTCAAACCAAATAATGTATATTCGGTCTTGGCGAAATACATCATGGACTTCATGGGAGCGAATAGCGACGAAATCAGAAATTGATGTAAAGCAAGATATTATATCAACTTCCCGAGGTTTTTCATCTGGTTATTTCACCATCCCATCGTCAACCGGAAATATAATTGTTCAGTTTGGAACTTCTTCGATTGCTGTAGATAGTGGCGGCAGGGGAACTATATCTTTGCCAATTTCATACCCAACCACGCATGTTACAGCCATTCTGTCATCTGGAAATTATTCAGCATATTCAGGAACCGTTGCGCCATGGACGGGTGGGGAGGCCGGTCTTCCGAAGGGCGCGATTGAGTTTAGAGCTTCAGCCACATCTACAAACGTCCGCGTCAACTATTTATCTGTGGGGTATTGATATGAAGCTAGCAACCTTAAGCGAAGATGGAAAAGTTTTAGCTTTTTATGATCCAATCATTAACTCTGACAATATCCCACCTCATGCTGTTGAAATCACCGAAAATCAGTGGCAAGATTTGCTTGAAGATCAAGCAAATAAGCGATTGATAAATGGCAACGTTGTTGATGCTACCCCACCTGAAAATATTCAGTCTGCACTTATAGCCTATGCTGCCGACAAACGCTGGCAGAAAGAAACCGGTGGGTTTGAATTTAATGGCCTGCATATTGCTACTGATGACCGTTCTAAGATCATGATTGCTGGTGCGCGTGAAGCCGCAAAAGCCAATCCAAATTTTACAACGCCTTGGGTCACATCAACAGGCGAGATTGCCGTACTGGATGCGGCAGCAATTATTGCAATATCTGATGCAGTCGGAGCGCATGTTAACAACGCCTTCGGCATTTATTCGCAGGTATTGCCGCAAATTCTGGACGGCACAATTATCGATCAAGCCCAGATCGACGCTGCTTTTGCCTGACCGGCAATAATCACTCCAGCCTGTTAGTCAGGCACAATCACAGGAAAAATCAGATGGATAAAACCGTGCCAGCTGGCGCGGCGATCTTGCTTGTACTTACGAAAGGAACGCTATGCGTGAGACCTTAACGACCGCGCTTGACCTGATGTTTGGTCATGAGGGCGGATATGTGAATAATCCGAAAGACCCGGGAGGTGCCACGAAATACGGCATTACTCACAAGACATTAGCCGCGCATCGCGGCGTGTCTAGCGTTTCGCCCGCTCAGGTCAAAGCCTTATCCAAAGAAGAAGCTGCAAAGATTTATCGGCGCTCCTATTGGGTGCAATCCGGCGGTGATCTGCTGCCGGTCGGTATCGATTTCATGGCTTTTGACTATGGCGTGAACAGTGGCCCCGCTCAGGCGGTTAAATCGCTGCAGCGCGTGGTTGGCGTGACAGCGGATGGCATTGTTGGCGGCCAGACTGTCGCTGCGGTCAATGCTTACAAAGGTGATCTGATCGACGCTTATGCCGCTGAACGTCTGCGGTTCATGAAAACCTTGAAAACGTGGTCGGTGTTCGGGCGGGGTTGGCAAAAGCGAGTATCAGCAGTGGTATCGCAGGCTCGTCATATCATACGGGGAATGCAACCAACTACAGATGCCCCCATCCACTCAGCAAAAGCCAACCCCAAAGATCAGTCAATCACGGAAACGCTGAAAAAACCAGAGGCATGGGCATCTGTTGGGGGGCTTTTATCCGGTCTTGGCGGTATGGCCTCTGGTACCGGTCCCATGCAGTGGGCGCTTGCAATCATCATGGTTGGGGCATTCGCTGTTGGTGCATATTTCCTCATCAAGCGTATGCAGGATCAGGTAGCATGAGGATCAGTCTTCAACACATCACTGGTGCGGTTATCGGAGGGGCAGTTTCAGGCCTCTTTTTTTATGCGCTCGGGCAACATGACGGCAAACAGGATGCGGCATTAAAAGCTGCTCAAGCTGTCACGCAAGCAATCCAGAACAGGGTAGGGATTAATGAAACGATCGACAATATGGATAGTGTTGCTCTGTGTATTGAGCTTGGCGGGCTGCGCGACCAGTGCGAACAATTGCGCAGGCTGGCAGAAGATCAGCATTAAACCGGAAACGGCAGTCTATCTGGCAGGCAATGACATGAATGCAGGTAAAGGCGTTGCCGGTCACAATGCTTATGGGAAAAAGGCGGGGTGCTGGTGATGGGGGAGGATATCAAATGGCTGATCGGGATATCTGCTTCAATGGCAGTTTCATTCATCATTGCTCTGATCGCTTCATTCCGGTCGCTGGCTGCATCAATTAAGGCCGGTGATGATGCTTTACACGAGCGGATCAATAGAACGCGTGATGATTATGTGCGCCGCGTTGATCTCGACGGGCATGTAAACCAGTTGCGCGAAGGGATGAAGGAATTGAAAGACGAGACAAGGGAAAGTACGAGAGAAACAAACAAGCGATTAGATCAGGTTCTTGCGGTGCTGACACAGGAGCGAAAATAGCCGTCTTACTGCGTTTTAATCAATTTGCTCGGCGATAGTGGCCGCTGCAGCTCTTTGTAGGATGGAGTGTATGATACTTTATATCATGGTTATTTGTGTGTAACGCTAAGGCAGCTTAAAGGCTGCCTTTTATATGGTGACTAAATCCCGTGCAAAAGCGCTTTATTCACGCTTATGTTATCCATCAATCACTAAACTTCACAGCTGAATAGCTTAATGCTTTCAGAGGCATCGGCTTAAACGTAATAGCGCTATTTCCCGTATATTCGACACTAAATGCCATTTCGTAACGATCGGGCCCTACCGCCCAAAAAATTGGTGCCTTACGCCTACGGAGGGCGGTAACTTTTTTGTAGGCATTTTTCTCTGTATCCTTGAGTGTAAGGATATCTAATTCTGGAATGGCGGCGTATTGATGCATTAGTTTCAAGAGGCTATCAATTTCTCTACGTGTTTTTTTTACTTCACAGGCGATGTACTCATCGCGGGAATCGTCGGAAATTTGAGTAATGGCATCAAAAGCCCAGTCAACTGATTGTGCGCCAATGAGGTGCGCCGGCCATTCAAAATCAAAGTGAAGTCTTGCAAGTACACCAATCGTAATAATTGGCTCAACGGAAAGGGAAAATGTTCTTGGTGTAACAGATTTAGGGCCAGACGAAAAAAAGCCCTCGGTCCCTCCCTTTACAGCCTTATATTTTCCTGATCCGACATACTTAATGAGGCCAGCATTCCAGGCTCTGGCAAAATCCGCTTTATCGATTTCAGAAACTTTAACGGATGTCGCTTTAATGTCGGATGGTATAAAACTATTGTTAGTCTTGCTACAAAAATTTGGTATCAGAACGTCATGCAAGATTGCATCAAACTGCATTTAGATTTCCTTATATAGCCCATAATTAAATAGATCGCATTTGTGTTATTACTGATCCATCACGCTTTATTGCGCCATTATAAATGGCTTTATAAAGTTTCCCTTTAATATGCCAGCTGTATTTGCTTTTGCCTGAGCTTCAGCGGAATTATATTGCCAATCTTACTTTTTTGCCAACGAACGTCTAGACGCGTTGATTCAGCTGGGCGCTATGCATTCTAATTTTATAGAGATTGCACATTCCATCCTCGCTTCCTAAGAAACGCAGGATCGTGCCCTTGGTTCATTTCGGCGTTTTTGCGCCATCGTCTTTGTGTTCAAAGCAGAACCATTCGACGCCATAGCGGCCGTTAAATCCCCAGCTACCCCATTTCTTACAACCCTCGTGCATGCACCAATGGATATAGAGTGCCTCCTGTTTGGCAGGTTTGCTTTCCCATGGCGGGGTATCATCGCTCATTGTGCTGAGTCCTCATTCAAAATAGTCTCCTCATACCGTCATCCTCCTGATAAATAAAATACGATCCTTGCAGATCGACTTGACCAGCAAGGATATCCACGTTACTCGCGCCGCGATAGCTGCAAACATGACAGCGCAGTCTGTTGGGGAGCGTATTAATATCGGTATTCTCACCGCACATCATGGCCATAAAACGCGACGGGATATCTCTGATCCGTCCGCAGCCTCCGCAGGTAAGGCGCAACAGGTCAAGGTGACTTAAGCTGCGTAAAGTTGGCATCATGCCAGCCCTCCGGTAAAGCCGGACATTTCATCCTGCCGAACCATGGCCATGCGCATTTGACCTTTGCAGCCCCGTGCCTTGCATCGGGCGCGTTTCTCTATCTCATCCAGATATAATTGTTCGCGTCCTTTGGCTGTGCAGATTGTGGCCTTGTTAATGTAAACAAGCCTGCTGCATTTTTTACAGATCATTTCCAGCTTTTGAGTGTCAGATAAATCACTGACCCTGTAATTGGTTTTCCAGTTGCCCAT